AGTTTCTTTAGTGGAATTGTGAAATCTCCATTCAGAACCAACAAGACTTTCTATGGCATCATACTTAATACTCATCAAGATTTCTTCTTACACGAGCTAATGTTATTGAAGATTGCTCATAAAACCTGTCCTCCTTGTCAATTATATCAAGGTTATAAAGTGCTTGACAAAATCTAATCTGGGGGTACATTAATAAATAATCTTCTAGTAATTTCAATACCTCTATTGAAGTATTATTCCTCGGATTTCCCATCCTCTTCAACAAGTTCTAAATTCTGCACTTGCTCATTATTCTTAACAAATACGTCAATCGCTTGTTTTACTACTACTGCATCATCTAATGATAAAGCACCTTTTGCTTGTGCTATTAATGCTGTTTCGATTAAAATTTCTAATGCTTGATTCTTATTCATGATTTAATTGTTTTTATTTAATTATCTATTTGTTTTTCATTATTATCAATATCCCAAAAATAATCGCACTCATCATCAATATAAGGTGGCTCTATAAAGTAAGATTGTCTATATTCATTTGGTATAGCAGTAAATCTGTAACACCTTTGTTTAAGTGGGCATTCATTGCCTTCACACATTGATATATCACACATAATTTTATTTTTTATAACATTCAGTTTCTCCTTTAAAATTAATCAATGGAGTATACCTATATTTTTTAAAAAACCTTTTAGTTCTATTTTCTAAATCAAAAATATATCCAGAAGCTCCTTCTATAATTTTAATCGCTTCATATTTATAAGGCAAATTACGAAATCTTTTATTTATGTTATTTTTTGTTATACCAATTTTAATAAATGATTCATTTTCATTATATAATCTAACCTTATATAAAATAGCTCTATCGCTAATTTTTTCCCAGTTTGACCTAGACCACCCTCTCGACTTATTACAACAAGACTTAGTATTGCTTGATTGAATATTAGCAACAAAACTTTCCCACTCTTTTTTACAAATTGGACATTCAAATATAGCTCTTTGAGCATAATTAGTAGTACCGCAACTTTTTATAAATTTAACCCCATTTATTAAATCACCTTTTTTATAAATATTTGGATTACTACCTTTCGTACATCCACAACTAGTTCTTTTATTTGCAACAACATCTGCCAATATAGATTTAAAAATTTTTTCGCAATGACATTTAAAAAAACAAACTCTTCTAATTCTTCCATTTGTATCTATTTTAGATTGTGCATCTGATACATAAGAAATATTATATTTATTTATTTTTTGACCTAAAGCGTAATTATTTTTTTTCATTTTGCAATATCTGGCATATCTTTTATTTTAGTAGTCAGGACAGGATTCGAACCTGTAACTTTAGCTAACCCCGCGCGGATTACGGTTTAACCTGCCGTTGCTTTGCGTCTACCAATTCCGCCACCTGACTATTTTTCAACTTTTGTAAGTTTTTACCTTTACTTTGGCACAGTAATAACATAAATAATAAGTGCTTTACATAAAATATAAGTGCAAATAACTGTTTTGTACAAATAATAAGCGTTTTACTTTGACTTTGTCACAAATACTTAAACAAGTGTGACTAGCAATAATATAAACTACAATCAAATTTAATTAAAAATCCTGATTACTAACATGAAAGTTATCTACAATATCATAAAAACTAGAAAGTGCTAAATTCGTATTCATTAATGACTTACCAGTATCTCCATTACGATTTTTTCTAATATACGTAACACACTTACCAGCACTATCTTGCGTCATATCATTAAACTCAAACTCCTTGTAATCGTAATATTCTGGTCTCCATAACATTAATACCATATCGGCATCTTGCTCAATACTACCAGATTCTCTTAAGTGATGAAGGAAAGGTATTTTAGGATCGGCTGTCTCTACTGCTCTTGATAACTGACTAATAGCTACTACTGGGATATTTAATTCCTTAGCTAATAACTTTATCTTCCTACTAATTTCAGAAATCTCATTCTCTCTAGTTCCTTTATTTGTCTTACTAGAAATTAATTGTAAGTAGTCAATAAAGATAATCTTTACATCGTGTTTACGTTTCATTGTAATAGCTCTTGAACGTATTTCATCTATTGTAGAACCTGCTTTATCATCAATAAATACTGGTAGCTGACCTATATTTTGAGAATATTTAAAGTATCTAGTCAAGGTAGTTTCATCCAGATTCGTGATTCTAGAATTGCAAATTTGAGATTCTATAGCGGCAAACTTCTTAGTTAATTCCGTACTACTCATTTCTAAACTAAAGAACCCTACAGGTATATTATCAAACTTAGCAAGTCTATAAGCCATATTGATTCCAAAAGTAGTTTTACCCATTCCTGGTCTACCAGCTAAAACAATCATTTGTTGGTTCTTAAAACCTACTATTATCTTATCTAAATCTACGAACTTACTTCTACAACCATTAAAATCTCCCTTAAGCTCATTTTCCTGCTCTCTAATCAACTCTATTATACTTTCACTTAAACTTATGCCACCTATATTAACAACTTCGTTAGAAAGGCTTAAAATCACTTCGTTTGCGATTACTATATTTTCGTTAATATCAGTACTTAAATCATAAAGACCATTAATCAGTTTATTTGCAGTTTCAATTCCGCTACGTCTTTCGTGAAGCTCAAGTAAAATATGACAGTAGTATTCAAAAGAAGTATTGTTACTAACATTATCAGATAGCTTCATTAGTAAATCTATTCCACCAATTTGATCTAACTTATTATTATTTCTAAGTTGGTTACTAACTGTAACTATATCTATCGGATTTGATTTAGAGTAAAGTGTTTGTGCTGCAACAAAAATATCTTGTAGGTTTTGATTATAGAAACAATCCTTATTTATGATATTTACTGCATTGTTAAATGAATTACCTTGGTAAAGTATAGTTCCTATTACCTGTTCTTCTATATCTTGGTTTTGTGGTTGCTGTTTCATTAGGCTTTGATTTTAATTGGTTCAGGTACTTTTTTGGTTTTGGTTTTTAAGTTTATGTACTTTTCAAAGTTATTAGGAGTAAATAGGGTTGAAGGTCTTAAATATTCTTCCCATTCAGTTCCTTTCCATTTGGCAACCATTGTTACAATAACATCTTTAAAATCTTCTAGGCTATACCCTTCTGCTATTCTTCCATTTATTAATCCTTGGGTAGTTTTGTTATTAGATTTAAAATTGCTTTCTGTGGTTTGATTTAAGAAATCTATAATCTCGACAATAGTATTATTATTTATATTATTAATATTAGTATTATATCCCCACTTTTGGGGAGAGGTCTCATCACTTTTGGGGATAGGTCTCACCATTTTTGGGGATAGGGTCAAAGTCCTTTTATTTCCATTTCCTATATCAATAAATGATTCTAATAAATCATAATATTCAAGCTCACTAATCCATCTACTAACAGTATTTTCTGACTTATTAAAAGATTCTGCTAAGTACTTATTACTTGCATTGCATTTACCATATCTATCGCAGAAATTGGCTATCAACCCATACATTAGTTTACCATTAGATGATAAATCTTTGTGGTGGAATATATCGGCTGGGATTACAAAATAGTAACCTTGTTCTTTATTAATCATAACTTGTTTGGTTTTAAGTTAAATTATTTACGTTCTCTTACAAAGAGTTTCATTACTTTATCATTGCTTTTAAATGTAATATTAGATGCTGTATTATTTCCAAGTGTAAACGATATTTTCTTATCTTCATCATTAGCATCCTCCTTAGAATTAGCAAAGACTATAGCTTCATCATCATCAAACTGGAAACACCATTCACAATTATTAACAATAGTTCCCATATTGGCAACTTCTACTTTTTTCTTATTTTTTTTGCTCATAACAGGTTTTTGTATAGTTTTCGTAAATAGATTTATATAAATTTTTTAGTTTCTCGTCTCTCTTTAAATAAAACTCGGTGTACTCATTTAAGTACATAATTGTTACTCTATTCCTAAATGAATTAGTTCTTTGAGAAATAAAGTGTGCACTCATTTTGTGGTAGGTATTAAGAATATAAAAAAATATCCTACGTGCATCTACGTGCTTTCTAGTTCTTTTCTTGCCATAAAAATCTTCAATATTAATCTCCAATTCTTTACAGCATAAATCTACTAGCTTTTCAAGGTCGCTTTTAATTATCATTTTAGCTTGGTTTTTTATTTGGTATAAGTGGTTTATCTCCTTTAATTACTGGATCGAGTGCCCCACAACAATTACAACAATATCCTAATGCTTTTAGTTTGTAGTAAAACAAATCAATAAACGTATCATAAAACTCCTTATAAATACCTTCCTTGATATAATCTGGGAAAGTTGATATATAATAATAAGTAAGGGTTCTATCCTTGTTTAATTGAGCTGAAATATAATCTGGTGTTTGACCTAAATCATTGTACATAACATAGGCAATCATCATTCGTGAAGCTGGTAATGGAGTTACCCTACTTGCTCTTCTTATAGCTTTCGGGCTTACTCCTGTTAACTCTTGTATTGCTTCAAATGCTATATCCCATCTGTAGTCGTCTACAAACTTAGCTTTAGAAAGGGAAATCGTTCTCGACTTGTTTTTTCTGTGCATTTTCTCCCTTAACATAATCATTTAAAACTAAGAAGTGGGTAGAATAACCTTGGGCTTCTTTACGTTTAACTAACTTTAATTTTAATGATTCTTGCTTATCACCATCCTTAGTTACAAAACTCTTTTTGAATTGACCATTATCTGGATCTAAAAGGATTTGCTTTAATTGGTTTAAGTTTAGGTCGATTAAGAAATCATCATTTAATTGTTGACCACTACCACAGAATTTTGATTTTTTTGTTTCCATTTTACTTGTTTAATTGATTTAATAATGATTGTTTATAATAGTTTGCTACTTTTAGCTTCTTTTGAATGTTGGTTACATCTTCCTCATTTCGGTTTATCTTTAGATACGATAATCTAAGTTTATCAGTAGTTCGGGGGTCATAACTTACAAAATACCAGTCTTTTATTCCTGTCAATATTGAATACCCTAGGATTTGGTAATAATAATCTTTCCTAGCTTTCTTAAAATCCTCTTCGTTAAGAAGTACGTTATCCAAATGAATAGAAGGATTATAAGGGCACTTAACTTCAATACCAAAAGACTTATCTTTAGAAATTCCATCAGGCGTTCCACAAAAATAATCGTTATGATTAATAAGACCTGGCTTAATGATTTCAACGTCATGTAGGTCCGAGAATAAATTGATTGCTTCATCTTCATAAGAATTTCCCCAAGCTGTAGCGGCATTTGAAAAATCATTTTGGTTATTAAATTCCCCGATTAATACTTCACAAACTTTTTCTTTTACATAGGTAATAGCTCCCTGACTAAGAACTTCTGTTTTTACTCTAGGTTCTGCCATAAGTCTGTGGAGTTCACTAGGGGTAAACTTACCATACCTAGCTCTTCTCCATTCATCAGTACCATGGGGTATATTAGTTATCTTTTCCATCGTTCTTTTTCATTTCTTTTACTGCATATATCCCTGCAATAATCATGACTACTAAAATAGCAATTAATGAAACTGTATAAAGAATTAGCATCGGATAAAAAACCTCCAACCAGGAAATTTCTATTAGCTTAAATGCTTTGGCTATTACTAAAAATAGCGTTGTTATGTGGACAAATCCACTAATTGAATCTGGCTTCATAGCTATTTGTTTTTAGAGTTGATATATGAATTTAAATCTGTTGAAGTCCATAAAATATTCCCCTTTGTGTCTACAGGATAATTCTTGCCATTAGTATGTTTTTTAACTTTTAGTTCCTCAATACCTAGGCTATACAAAAATCTTCCTATACCAAATTTAACTGCTGCTCTTTTAAAAGTGTCGGATGCTAATCCTTTATCCTTTTCTACATTTGATTCTGAACCAGTATCTGATTTAGTTGTGGGGGATTGGTTGCCAGGGAAATAACAAGTTAATTTACAGAATAATTTACCATCTGCTTCATGATATTGATCTTCCCATCCATCTACTCCAAAAACTTCGTCTAGTCTATCCATAACATCCCTAGCATCAATATAGGCAACACAACTTGCTTTATACTCACTAATACTTTGGATTCTCCATTTGTACACCATTGGAGCTTTAAGTTGTTTTTCAATCTCTTCTTTTGTTTTCATCTTATTTGGTTTTTAGTTGTTTAATATTCAAATATAATAATATTTATCTACAAATTAAAATTAATATTGCTTTAATGCTAACTTACGATTCTTGGTATTTAATTTAAGGTATTTCGTTACTTGATAACTACAAGCCTGACCACTTGTATAACCATATTTTATAGCTAATTGTTCCATTGTTTGATTTGGATTGCTTAAATAATCTCTTATTAAGGTTTTATTGCATCTTTTACTTAGATCCCTCATAGCTTTTCTATTTCTTGTTTAACTTCTTGCCAGTATTTTTCATCTTGCATTGGATTAATGCAATCAAAATATCCTTTTCGTAATTGTATTATCTCATCTACTGCAATTAATGCACATTGTTTGGCTGGGAAAGCATGTAAATGGTATGATAGGCTAAACATTTTATCAACTAATTCCTTTGCTTTTTCTTTCGGTGTCATAATCTTATTTTTATAGTTTTTACATAATCTTTTCTACCACCAGCATCAAAAATTGCTTCTCTCTTGGTCTCGCATAATAATCTATCAGAAAATAAAAATCCTGTATCAGTTTCATAAATATTTAACCAATAAATTGTCTTTTTAATACGTTTTATATAATAATCTGCTACGATTACTCCTGCACAAAAACCTAGTAATGCCAGGGCTATAATTAGTGTTGTTAACATAAGTTAAAGTTAATAATTAATTTTGATATTTTACTATTCTTTATTTAAAAGTGCTTTATATCCAATAAACTTTGGTTCGATTGAAAAGGTATAGCCCATAGCATTAAAATAGTTTCTCATTGTTCCAATAGTGGGGTTATTACTTGATTCTATCAAAGATACCATTGCTTGACTAACTCCCATTCTTTTTGCTACCTCTTTCTGGGTAAGGTTTCTGTTTACTCTGTAATCGCTAATTTTCATATTATTTATTTTCTAAGTAGGTTTTTAAATCTTTATTAAATGCTTTAAGTGAATCAATATCCATATGGCTTACAACTGTAATTAAATCCATGATCTCTCCAGAAAACTCATCTACCAAATCCGCATCGGTTGTAGTTTCCATTTTAAGCACGTGTGAGAGATTTATATTGATTTCCGATACAGACTGCTTAATTCTGTAGATATGGTTTCTAACAAGGGGGGATCGTGCTACATCTGGCATTTCCATATTATATTCAAAATCCATAATTTGTGTTAATAATTTCATCCTTGATAAACTATTAAATACTTTTTCTGTTTTTTCTTCTGATAGTTTCATCTTATTTGTTTTTAAATGTTTCGTTGTAGTATTGTTCTGCTTTATTAACAACATTTAATATTCCTTGTTCTGAAAATACATTATTATATTTTATTTCATATTGGGTAATGGAATCAATAATCTGCTGCTTTTCCATTTCTTTGGCTTGTTCAAATTCAGGCAGAAACTCATTCGTTTGTTCAACTGATAATTTAAATGCTATTTTATCCCAAAAATTTTGTAATGCTGTCATCTGTTTATTGCTCATCTTACTTTTTTTTAAATTGTTCAAATTCTTGCCTAAGTAAATAAATTGCATAAAAACAAAAACAGTTAAGTACTAAAGTTAATATTATTAAAGTTTCCATATTACTTCTTTTTAAATGTTTCGAACCATTCCTTTAAATTTCTATAATCTCCTGAATAATGCTCTTCTAATTCATATCGATAACAATCTTTCATAGCTTGTTCTAAAATGGAGTAAACTTCTTTTTCACTATACATTCTTTCAGCCATCTCCTTTGCTCCAGCTTCATAACCTTGCTTTAATGCTATATAGTTATTGGTTTCATGCATATTGAAATAATTGTGAGCATATTTTTCAGCTGCTTGTTCAAGTGTTTCTTGCGTGAGCCTATTGAGCCTATTATGAGCCATTTGTTGTTCTTCGTTTTTCATAATAATTCTTTAAGTTCTGATAAATCTGCTTCTGGTAATAATCTAAAACAAGCCGAATCGAATTGTATTTCTACTCTTCCAAAAAGTTCTGTTTCAAGTTCTTGGTTAACTATTTCTT